AAAGAACTACTACAAATATCCCACAGTAGTTTTACGCAAACGTATAGACTTGTGCGCAACGCTACTAATGGTGTTACCGTAAATCTAGGCGACCACGACGGCGTTAACCGGTTCAACCCGGCGGACCCTAATTTTACGTCGGGTAGCTACGTACACCCTTCCGGGGCACTGTCCGCTAACGCGTCGTACAACGCAACGGGCTATATACCGCTTCGTCCAAACCATACCTACACACGCACGCAGGTAGGCTTTTATTGCTATTACGACGCAGACCTTAATCCGGTAGGCTACGACGGAACCACGGGGGCGCTAACGTTTACTGTACCGGGTGGTGTGGCCTTTGGTCGGTTTAGCGTGACCAATTCGGGGCTAGCAACGTACCAACTAGAAGAAGGCGACACCGCCACGCCGTACAAGGTGTTCGGTCTAGCTACGTTTAACTACAGGCCGCTAAAGATTAGCGGAATAGGTACGCGTGACAACCTAGATTTTGGTATACGAGTAGACCTAGGCGACCTTGGGGAAGTATTGCCCCAAGAACTAGACGCGGTAGCCGGAGACAACAGATACGAAGAAAAACCCCGCGTAGTTTATCGTACGTTTAGATCAGACGACTTAACGGCTCCATTGTTCGGACCTGTTGTGCTGGAAACTACGTCGTTTAATTTTAATCGTACAGGATCGTCGTTTGAGGCTAGGGCACCGTCGCTAAACATAAATAAAACGGGATATGTGTACAAGTTAGATCGTTTCCCTATGTTACGGGGGTTCCTATGAGTATAGACGCGCTATACGGTAAGGTGTACAATAAAACCACCTATAATTGCGCACACTTCGTTGTTGACGCGTGGAAACACATAACCGGGGTAGACATTGGCGACCGACTAAGCGGGTTTATGGCACCGCCCGCCGCCCGCGTGGTGGTCGCACAGGAGCGCCACGGGTTTAACCGCCTGCCCGCCCCTGTATCGCCGTGCTTGGCCCTAATGTCCCGTAGACGATCCGCCCCCCATGTGGGTATATACTACATTGACCGTATATTGCATTTGCACGAATACGGGGTAGAATTTCAGCCGGTAAGCGTAGCTATGCGCGGCTTTAGCAACATAAGGTATTACGCATGTCTGTAACTGTAATTTTAGGCGAAGACGCCCTAGCGCCCGAAACGTGGACACGCTACGACGTAGACGACGTGTGCGCTTTCCTAGCTGAACGCTACGACGTGTTCCCCGATACTGGACGCATATACCACGAACAAGTATCGCAGGATAACGACGTTACACCGTCGGACGAAGCTACTGTAGAGCGCTTGCAGGAACTAGACGGCACGCTTTACGTGGTTATCTACCCCGGCGACCCAATCACAATTATCATAGCCGTTGTCGCGGTTGCGGCGGTAGCCGCCGCCGCTTTTTTACTCGCACCTAAAATACCGTCGGTTACGACAAGAAACACGCAAACAGAAAGCCCCAATAACGCGCTAGCCGACAGACAAAACTCGCCCCGCCCTAACGGTCGTATACCAGACATATACGGTACTGTTAGGTCTACGCCGGATATGCTTGCAGTATCGTACAAAATATTCGATGCGCACGAAGAAGTAGAGTACGCTTACATGGCCGTAGGCGTAGGGGAGTACGACATACCTGCAACCGAAGTTAAAGACGATACTACGCCCGTATCGTCTTTAGCGGGGGTATCTGTAGAAATATTTGCGCCGCATACGTCGCCCAATTCAGGGCACGATCCCCAACTACGCATAGGCGCAGCAATAGGCGAACCTTTACGCCGCGCCGTTAGAATGTCGGCGGTTAACGGACAGGTTTTACGCCCACCTAATGCTGATAGTTTTGCGGCGTCGAATAACGTTCGTTTCGTGTACCCGGACGAAATACAGCTAGACGCAGCCGCCGCGCATGATTTTTCTACATATTTTGCGGCGGGGGATAGCTTAACGGTGTCTAATGCTTCGCACACGAGTACAGTATCCGGTAGCGGGGTCAATGTAACGTATTCTATACGTTTTACTGATAGTGGCGGCGTCGAACTAGAGACAGACAATACAAGTTTATTTAGCGTAGGTGATACTGTAACTGTAAGCGGCGCTTATTTTACGTATAATGGCGGGGCCAACGCCGTAAACTTAGACGGCACTTACGTAATTCAAGGCAAGACGACTAGTGCCTTAACATTGCAGTCACCCGGTAGTGTAAACACCGATTGGAATTTACTAGCCGCTAACTTTACTAATGGCGACACGCCATATAAATCGTGTACGCTAGTCGTACCTAGTGGTCAAGTAACGGTAGACCTTTCCGGCACGTATACTATTTTGTCGGTATCGTCTGATATTATTACTTTGGCGGACCCGTCGAGTAGTAACGCCGATTGGAATACGCTAGGCGGGTTCAGCGGCGACCAAACCGGTTTTATAAGCCCGTTGTTACAAACCAGCGGCGACAAGTGGATAGGTCCGTTTGTATTAGACGCGTCCGAACTTAACGCTATCTATGCTAATTTTGTTGCGCTAAACGGGCTGTATAAAGATGATGGTACCAACCAAATACAATTTAACGTAAGCGTAGAGATAGAAGCCACGCCGATTAACAGCGCAGGCGCGGCCATTGGAACACCGGAAGTATTTACGGGCGTTATCGTAGGGTCAACCACATCGAGAACAACACGGGCGTTAACTATTAAAGCGTATCCTACGTTTACGGGTAGGTGTAGTGTACGGGCACGTCGCGTAACTAATGCCGACTTGTCGTTTGCGGGGACAGTAGTAGACGAAGTTAAATGGCGTGATATGTACAGTATGTCGCCGGTCAATGAAACTAATTTTGGTGACGTAACTACGGTGCATTCTGTTACTTACGCTACGTCGGGCGCACTTGCGGTTAAAGATCGTAAACTAAACATGCTTGTAACACGAAAAATACCCACAAGGGTATCGGGTAACGTGTTCACTACTAACTTGACTGCGACAAATCGTATAGACGAAATTATAGCGCATGTGTGCTTAGCGCCACACATCGGCAATCGTAGCGTAGACGAACTAGATTTAGATAATATTTATAATACGGTTAGCGCTATAGAAACGTACTTTGGAACCAGTAAGGCCGTAGAATTTAACTACACGTTTGATAGCGATAACCTATCATTCGAAGAAACGTTAGCCACGGTAGCAGCCGTTATTTTCTGTACCGCCTACCGGCGCGGTAACGTAATTAATATAAAGTTCGACGGTAGCGACCCAAACAGTGTGTTATTGTTCAATCACCGGAATAAACTACCGGGAAGCGAAACACGTACCATACGTTTCGGTAATCAGAACGACAACGACGGCGTAGAATATGAATACGTTGACCCCGAAGACGACGCAGTAGTTACGTATTATCTACCTTTGGATCAATCAGCCGTTAACCCAAAGCGTGTAGAAAGCCTAGGCGTACGTGGTAAACTTCAAGCACACTTTCACGCTAACCGCGTATGGAACAAAATACGCTACCAAAACGTAGCTACAGAATTCGAAGCCACGCAAGAGGCCGACATACTTGTAGTTAGCGACCGCGTACTTGTAGCGGATAACACGCGGCCCGACACGCAAGACGGTGAAATAGTTTCGCAAGACGGACTTAGCCTTACGACTAGTCAAGACGTTGTATTTGACGCGGGCAAATCGTATAATATGTTTATACAGCACGTTGACGGGACAACGGAAAGCATAGCAGTTACCGCCGGGGCAACATTACGCACCGTTACGCTAGCACAAGCCCCACGCGCGGCACTATCACTAGACGCCGCCAATTACGCACGCGCGTTATATTACGTCGTAGACGACGTGTCTACGCGTGAACAAGCCTTTACTATAACCGAAAAAGAACCGCAGGCCGGATTTACGTCGCTCGTTCGCGCGGTAAATTACGACGAAAGGTACTACAGCAACGACACGGACTATACCGACGGCGTAGTAAACGTAGACGGCGACCCGATCTAAACAACATTTGCCTAAGCGCCTGCAATATACTACTGTGGGCAAAACAACCGTAAGGATTTATACCATGCCACCAGTCACAAAAACCCAACTAGACAACGCAGCAATCGACGCCGATAATTTGGCCGCAATCGCTAACGACGCCGGTACGGTCACTACCCGCACAGGTGGCGACGTGCGTAGCGCGAAACAAGTTATTAGCGACATTGCGTCAACCGCCCCGGCCAAGCCTTACGACACCGAAGCGGCGTTGTTGGCCGATCTGGTGCCCGTCAATGCCACATTGGCGTACGCGCGTGATACCGACCGGTACTACGTTAAGAACGGCGCAACCGGCACGGGTTCATGGGATACTACTACTCTACGGCACGAAGACAACGTTAGCGCCGCGTTAAACACGTACTCGTTGTTTGTTGATCCGCATTTTGAACTAAGCGCTAATAACGCGTCGTATTCGTTTGATGGTGCGCCTATATTTAATTCCGGTCTGTCTAATTGGGCATGGGACGCTACAGTAGAACACCTATACGGCACAGGCGCATGGAAACACGATAGCGCCCTAACTACGCTATCCGGGGCTAATACGTGGTTCGATAAGGACTACAATTCGTTCCTGCATGTAGAACCCGGCGACAAAGTTAGTATTGGTGCTATTGTGCGCGGCGCTACTGTTGGTGGCCGCATTGGGGTAGCTCACCGCTTCTTTAACCAAACCGGGGGAACCTACGTTAGCGGACAAGTATCGCAGACCTTTGACGCCACAGGCGAAGAACAACTAGTTATGTTTAACGACATAACGGTGCCCGCTGGCGCATACGGGGTTGTTGTTTACATCTACGACGGCACACCGGCTACTGACGTACACGTATTAAAACATTGGGTAGTGCCGGGCAAAGCCGCCGGGGTAGCCCCGCCTATCAATTTACTGCCCGACGTACAAGCGAACATAGACGCCAGTAATATTGAAAACAACGCTACGTTTTTAGCGACCAACGACGAACTACGGCGAGACGCCAACCGCGATCTTACATCGTTTATTGACGACGTTGTTGATCTGTCAAACCCTGTTTACTCAAATGGCACACATTCGGGTTATCAATCCTTTTCGTCTACGTTTAACGGTTGGGCTATGCCGTTTGATTGGGACGGCACCGCTTTCGATATTGTGCGTATTAATATCAATGTTGAAACCGCAGATACTACCGTTGAGGTTGCTGTATGGACCGGCGATAAGTCCACCCTTCTAGGAAAAGGCCAAGTTCTCGCCGTAACAAAAACCGGGGTTGCTTACGTTAAGCTAAACAATCGCGTCACCACAACGCTAACCCCCGCCGGTGTCCTTTACGTTGCTAAATACACCGTTCCGGGCGACGTTAGAATGGAAAGTGACGCCGTAGCGGGAACGGTACACGTATCAGACCCGGCGTCGTACCCACAACTTTACGATACGATTACGGCCCCGAACCCGGACTTAGCCACTTGGCCGCTTGTGACCGGGGCGGGGACGTCACGGCCCATAGCCTACGCGCTCTTTGACAGTCAAACGTTTGTCGAAAAGACTGGTGATACGTCGTCGCCGGATAACCCTAACGCTCTAACCGCGCCTAAACCGGGCGTGCCTGTCACAACGCCGCGTATTTATGGCATGGAAGGTCTACAGACCAACGTGTACTTAAACGATCTAATATCGGGCAATCCGGCCACTAAGTCCTTTGATTGTGTAGGTTCGTCGTCGTTGGGCCAACAACAGGACGAACGTTGGACCATAAGCCCAACGGACGCCGCTATAAACGGTACGGGGCTAACCATAAACGTGTACGACCGCGACGAATTGGAAACCCTACTAGGCACAGCCGCCTATAATGTTTGGTCTGTGGCTAACGACGCAGCGGCGGGCGTAGGTCGTCGGGTATGTTGTATTGGCGATAGCACAACTAACGCGGGCCTGTGGACGCAACGCATGGTAGACCTAGACGCGGCCTACGCGCAAGCAGTACAGCTTACAATGGTAGGTACTCGCGGCAGTGGCGCTAATTTGCACGAAGGGCGCGGCGGTTGGCGTATGGACAACTATTTTCAACCGTCCGAAACGTTGTGGAACGGTACGCCGTACCGCGAAGAAAACCCGTTTACACAGAACGCAGGCGACAAGTTTAATGCTAGCTTCTATCTAACAGATACGGGGCAGGCTGCGCCGGATATTGTTGTATGGCATCTAGGTATTAACGATATTTTCGGACAAACAAGCGACGCAGGTGTTAACACACTTATGAACACGTTTCTTGACCAACTTGACCGGATGATAGGTGTAACCGCCGATAACGACGTAGTATCGTGGAAAGAGGTTAACGCCAACGTAGTTAACCTAGTGGCCCTACCTATTTCGCCGTCGGGGCATCAAGACAGTTTCGGCAACAATTACACCGTTGTACAAAACCGCAACAGGTACAAACGTAATATAACTGTGGCCGCGCATAGGATAGCAGAACACTACGCAAATAGTGAAAGCGACAAAGTGTTTCTTGTCCCGTGGAATGTGGTTATAGACCCCGAACGCAGTTGGACTACCACAAACGCGCTAGCCAACTCGCATACAACGGACACCGTGGACCGCCACAACAACGGCGTACATCCGTCCGGGGACGGATACGCGCAAATGGGCGATCAAATGTTTGCCGCCATCAACGCGCTTGTCGTGAACGGGCTAGCCTAGCCAACAGCGTGTGGGCAGGGTCTTTAATCGACCTTGCCCCAATTAGGCCCGGTTTCCATGTCTACGAAGACCGGTACGCGCAAATCTACGGCACCTTCCATAGTGTGTTGGATGAACGCGAACGCTTCGCGCATTTCTGGCGTGTCGTCACGTACGCTAAAGTCTAGTTCGTCGTGTACGGTAAGACGGGGCACGCCGGTATAGTCGAATACGCCGCTATGCAAACACTTAAGCATACCCGTTTTCATAATATCCGGTTCCGACGATTGAAACTTGTAGTTCACGCCGCGATACTCAAACGCGCGTTTAATGAACGTACCGTATTCGCGTATAGCAGCGTCGTACGGTAGGGGTTCGGTGCGTTCGCCAGCTAGGCCACTTTCCCACATGTTGAACCGGCAACGGCGACCAAGTACGGAAGTTGTGTAGCCGAATTGCTGCACTTCTTCGCCTATCATTTTCATAGTGGGTTTAACGTACGGTGCGCCCTCAAAGTACGCGTCAAAGAAGCCCTTAGCTTGTTCCATGGTGAACGCGCCACCAAAGTACGCGGCGGTTTTCATCATAAGCGACTTAAGCGATTGTCCGTATAGCAGCCCAAAGTTAACGTTTTTAATCGGACGGCGCACAAACGCGTTATGCTTGTCGTCGGACGTGTCCCAACCCATTAGAGGCGCTACGGCTTCTAGTACGTCTTGGTGGTAGTCTGTGGTCTTGTCATTGCGGTAACGTGCGCGTAGATCGTCGGACCCCGGTCCTACGGCGTAGTGCGCAAGTATTCGGTAGTGAATTTGTGAGTAGTCTAGCTTGCACCAATGGCTATGGCCGGGGTCGGGTACAAAGCACCTACGTACGGCCTTGCCTAACTTGGTGCGCGACGGGATATTTTGTAGGTTCGGATCACTGGACGCGAAGCGGCCAACCCTAGCCCCGTTGTCGTCGCCCTTTAACGGGTGAAATTGCGGGTAAATCTTACCTACAGAATTGGACCCGGCTACGCTTATATTCTTGTCAAGTATATACGATTGTATGAACGTGCCGCATAGCTTTTCACGTTCCCGTATGTCGCGCACAATTTCGCCTAGCGGGTGTTCTAGCCCGGCTAGCCACTCTTTTTGCACCGACGGGTTGCCCGCTTCTGTTAGTGGTGTAGCAATACCTACATGCTTAAACAGCGGCCCTAATTGGCGACTATCCGAACTGCTAATACTGTACCCGTATTCGTTCTTGATACGACCGTATAGCGTCTTTATTTCGCCCTGCATTTCGTGGTGTAGTTCTTCGGCGGCGGCTACGTCTACGCTTACGCCTTCTAGCCGCATACGTATAAGTAGCGGTATTATACCGCATTCTAGGTCGTACACAGTTGTTAGCCCTTGGCGCAACATTTCGTCGCGTTGGTGCGGCATAATGCGTAGCGGTAAGTCTGCGTCGTCTTCTGCGTAAGCGCCAACCAATCGGGGCGGGCAACGGTATATGTTAGATCGTGTTTCGCGTTCCGGCGTGCCCGGATATGCCGCACGCAACCAATCGTACATAGCGTCGGTTGTCTTAGTCTGGCCTAGGTACTTTCGCCCTAGTATGTCCAGTGCGACAAACGCGTATTCGTCTATCAATGCTTCGGCAAATTGTACGTCGTTAATAAAGCCGCCTACGTATACGTCTTCGGTAGTTAGCCAACCCACGTCGTAAAGCATGTTGGCCCCGACCTTCGGTACAGGCGTTTCTAGCACGCTTTTTAGCCAACCGAACACGTTACGCGGGTCTAGGTTGTCTTCGGGTTCAAGTTCATGTCGTACCGGGAAATACCATTTACCACGTTCGCCGTTATTAGCTTCGGCGGCTACTGATACGCCTACGATATGTCCTACGCCCCTGCCCCAACCGGGGCCGTTCGTGGTAAGTTCGGGGTCTTTGGTTTCTGTGTCGATTGCGATAGTTTTTGCGGCGGACAGGTTGGGGAATTCACGCGGCGGCGTCCAACCCGTATTAAGTACGGGCGGCAATTCGTGTAGTACCGCTTTCTTACGCGGCGTTAACTGTGCGTCGTCAAAAAACAATGGTTAGCTCCTACTACGTTGTGCTATGGCCCCGCGTGTACGGTCGCCGTAAAAATACGATATACCGTTAACGCCTACCATGTCAATAGTAGTTGCTACGCCTTTGACGGCTGCAAGATGTTTAGCGCCGAAGCATAAGCCCGGCGTTACGCCTTCTAGTTCGTACGTCGCCCCGTGCGCTTCGTCATTGTGCGAACCTATCTTGCCGTCAAACGTGAATAGTGCGCCGTTAGAAATAAGATCGTTACTAAACGAAGCTACGGCGTCAATCGCGTCGAACAAAGCAGGGGGAACCGACGTAGCCTTGTTAGGGTCGCCAGCGTTAAGCACGCGTCCTATGTCGGGCCATTGTTCGCCGTATAGCTGCGTACGCAACCAAGCGCCGCCTTTGTAGTGGAAAGTAACCGTACGGTCGGACACACCAATACCCACAAGTTCTAGCGCGATCTTACACACCGCTGTTACGGCCTGCTTAGGTATGGCTAGCCCGTTGGGTAGGTTAATGCCGTGCCAGAATTCAAACATAACTTGCCGGTCGGTCGCTACCATGCTGTTATCTTGTAGCAGTAGGCTAGCTTCTACGGTGGTCGCCCCGGCCCCCGATATGATCGGGTTAAGCAGGGCGAACCCTTCTTTGATTACGTCACTGATAACGCCCGCCTGTGCGTCTGGACCCGCGTACGGCAACGCCGCCGGGTTCAAGCACGGTATAACAGCGCGAAAGCCCCCGGACTTGATAACCAGTTTATCGCCTTCTAGCTGCGTGATAGACAGCGTTTGCTTACACCGCTTCAAAGCGTCAACAAGCCTGTACGTGTGTGGGCATAGGTTCAAGTCTTCGTCTATGGGGTGCCCTACCGCTAGCACGCCGTCAAAGGCTACAGCATAGCCCGACGCAAGCCTACAATGTGACTTGCTTTGTAGGTCGTTAGCTTTGTCTACCTGTGCAACCTTGATAAAGTCTAGTGCCTTAGCCAAGGTAGATTGCGGTTCCTTCGGCTTGGCGGCTTTGCGCGGTCTTGCCATGATAACCCCCTAAAACGGTATGTTGTCGTGTTCGTGTATAAATCTATCGCAACCGTGCGCTATGACAGTTGCGGGCGGTCTTAGTCCTTCGGTTAGTTTGCACGTTTCGTTGTCTTTGTCAAAGTGTTCGCACGTAACGCACGTACGTAAGCCGCGTCGTATCTCTTGTTTTATGCTGTACTTGGTATGTACCTGTATACGGTTGGCTAACCACGTTGTTAGCAATTCTAGGTTTGCAGAACCTCTATCAATATTCATAGCTTAAAATCTCCGGGTATTTCTTGTTTGTCCATACGCGTATACGACGCGGGGCGCGAAGCTGTGACACGAACAATAAGGCTTCTTCTACTGTCGTAGGCGGTTCGCTTTGGTGCCGTTGTCGCCACCAATCTTTAGCCTTGCGTCCGGGCAAGCCCCCTTTTTCGAAGTGTACCCATTCGCTAAATCGTTGTATGCCGCTATAATAGTCGGCCCGTAGACTTACGGCACCTGCGCCCCGCTTTACGTGCTTGTGGTACATGACGCGCGTAACGTCGTACGTATTAACAACCGGTGCGTCGCTTCGTATCAATTCTTCGGTAGACGCCTTCGAACTTATCTTTTCGCTTCGCGGAAACTCTACGCCGCAACACATACAGAATGCCGCCGAAGCGTGGTTGTAGGTGCCGCACGCGTCGCATATCCTTACGGGTGCGTCGCCCGGTGCGCCGCTTTTCTTCTTCGGTATCTGTGGATCGTTTATAGGTCCAAGCCGCTTTGTGTTTCCGGCAAAGTCAAGCACTAGGCAATCGGTTTTCGGCCCCCATGGGACGTTAACGCCTTCCACTTCGATATAGCCCCCGGACCAAGGGCGCGTACCACGGCCTAGCATTTGAACCCACAGGCCGGGCGATATGGTAGGGCGAAACATGCCTATAAGGTCTACGGGCGGGTGGTCGAACCCGGTTGTAAGTACGTTGTTGTTCACGACGCAACGGAAGTCGCCACGCTTGAAGCCGTTTAGCCTTGCGTCGCGTTCCTTTGCCTTAATCTTTGAATGCACAGCCGTTGCAGGTATACCGAAGTTGCACAACATTTCGGCTATGTGTTCGGCGTGATCTACGCCCGAAGCGAATATTAACCAGCTTTTGCGGTCCCAACCCGCTTCGCACAATTCAAGCAAAGCCTTGTAGGTAACGTCTTGTTTGTCTACAGCCGCTTGTAGCGCGTTTTGTGTGAAGTCGCCGTTAGACATGCCTACGTTAGATACGTCTAGTTCGGTTATCGTACGCTTAGGGAACAAAGGCGCTAGGTAGCCTTCGGCAAGTAACCGCGCGAACCCGTCTATATCTGTCATGTCGTAGCATATGTCGGTAAATATGCCGTCGCCGTTCGTCAACAGCCCTTGGCCTAGGCGATACTTAGTAGCGGTTAGCCCTACTACCTTAAGGTGCGGGTTAATATCGCGTAGTGCGTCCAGTACGTTACCGTACATGGTTTCGCCCTTCGGGCTAACTAGGTGGCATTCGTCAATCAAGGCTAGGTCGCGATGGCCTAGCGCGTGCGGGTTTTTCGCTACGCTGGCAATGCCCGCGAATATGACGGCCTGCATTACGTCGCGTTGCTTAAGCCCGGCGCTGTTGATCCCGATAGGCGCGTTAGGCCAACCGGCTAGCATTTTCTTTGCGTTTTGCTCTACAAGTTCCTTGACGTGCGTTAGGTTAATGAACCGTTGATTAGGCCACATCCCTAACGCACGTTGTTGTATGCCGCCGATAACGTGCGACTTGCCGGTGCCTGTGGGCAAAGCGATTATGGGGTTGCCCGTCTTGCCCGACCTGAAATAGTCAAACACGCTTTCTACGGCTTCGTCTTGATACCATCTTAGCGACATATTTTGTACCTATCGTTCGTATCTTAGGTCTTCGCCGGTAAACGGGCAGAAATTTACCTTAATGCCTGCCCCTCTACTAAACTCGCCCGACTTTATGGCGGGGTTTTGTACGGGTTCGTCTCTGCCGAAACCTTCGCGGCTTACCCATGACCCTATGTAATAGTTTCGCCCGACAGTCCTTTCGCATGGCTCGCAAAGCGTTAGTGTGTTGTCTTCGTTTCTTGTACACATTATTTTGTCCTATGCTATTGGTGTGTGCTTGTCGCACCCTTGCTTGATAAAGTCGGACGGTATCACACCTTGGTATACATTGCAATACCATTCGCCGTTATCTACGGGGCTTGCGTTGACACAGCTACGGCAATTGACTTCGACGGCTTCCCCGCTAAAACATATGCCGGAAAAGTGGCACATTTTGCACGTATGGAACGCGGGGGTTTCTGCTATCTTAGCCGGGGGCACTTGCGCCGTAATAACGTCGTACGCTTTGCGTTCTAGTTCTTCGCCTAGTCGCCAATCCAATTCGACGACTTCTACGTGCAAGCTATCGTCGTTCTTGTTGACGCACATATACAAAGCGTACTTGTACCCGTACGCGCGACCGTACATTGACATTTGCGCGTAGTGCTGTGGCGCGACAAGCTGTACCCCTTCTTTGCACAACTTGACAAAGCCCGCGCCGGTTCCCTTGGTCTTGTATTCGGATAGCATACCGAACGGAATACCGTACCGTTCTGGCAACATAATTTGACCGTCCAACGACCCGCCAAAGTGTCCCATAACGGCCTTAATACGGTATTGTTGTTCGCCCTTGTTTGCGTTGCCGTCTGCGTCCGGTTGGAACTCTACGACTTGTGCCCCGATACCTGTTAGGTATTCAGTAAAACGGGCTTCTTCGTGGTGCCCACGCTGGAACAAGCGCAGCATTCGCCCGCTAAAGTTTTCAGCACTTAACCACCTAAACACGTTCCACAGATAGCGGCTACATTCGTGGCCGATAAGCGACGCCCCTAGGTGGTTCCTGTGGCCGTCGTTGTACGTGTCTTCGCAATACCGGTCTATGTCTGCTAGGATCGTGCGGGCAAGTTCGGCACGCTTACCCGGTGCCGCTAGGGGGTCTTGGCTTCCACTTGCCGCCGCCCCGTCTGGTACGGGTACGTTGTCGTCTATCGGTAGCATTGTCTTGCGCCTTTCGTTTGTTGGCCTTGGCCTTTAGTTTCTTGTAATAGCGTACGGACTTAACCGCTAGCCGCTCTAAGTTGCTATCGCTTAGCCGTCCAATGTGCGCGTTTGCTACTGTGGTAGACATTTGACGGGCTAGCCATTTATACGCGGCGTCGCGCGTAATTAGGCCGTGCATCCAAAGCGGGTCAAAGGCTTCGTGCGCTTTCGCACGTAGGTATCGCGTGTGCGACGTTCCCATATACCCTAGTGGTATTACCGTGTTGTTGTGGCAGTACACACTAGCTTTGCAATTTAGGCACCTATACTTTGCCCGTCTTCGTTTTGATTGTGGATATAGCTTTACCCGTCTACTGTTGCAGTTATCGCACCTTGTCGGCGGCGGTAGCGCATCGCTAATAACCGCCATGGCACCCCCGGAAAAGACCGGGGCCGAAGCCCCGGTAGGTTGCGTTTCCGTAAGTGCCTTAGCCTTGTGCGCCCTGTTGTGCGCCCCACGGTGCGCCGCCCTGTGCGGGTTGGCCCCCTTGCACGGGCTGTGTCCAACCTGCGTTACCGGGTTGCTGTGCCGCCGGGTCGGGCTGTGTCGCCTGCAACGGTTGGCCGGTGTTCGGATCGAACCCGCCGCCCTGTGGTGCCGCTTGCTGGATCGGCTGGCCCGTATTGGGGTCGAAGCCGCCTTGTGCAGCGGGGGCCGCTTGTGTCGCCGGGTCGGGCTGTGTCGCCTGCAACGGTTGGCCGCCCCAACCGCCTTGCGCGGGTTGCTGTGCGGGGGCGTCTTGCTGTGCCGGGGCACCACCAAACGCAGCCGCACCGCCAGCCTGTGCCGGGGCAGCCGTACCGCCGAAATTGGCCGGGGCCGCGTTGCCTTGTGGGGGCTTGCCCGGTTCGTTTCCGGCTGCGTCTTTGTAGCCTTTAACGTCGTTGCTTTCGAAGCTGTTGCCCTTGTCGTCGGTGCCCTTGCGTACGTTAACTTTCACTTGGAAAGGGATACCGTGCAACTGCGAACTGTCTGCGACTTGGAATACGCCGGTAACGTGGCAGATAGCCGACAACTCGCCGTACGCAATGTCTACGGCCTGTTGATTGGCGTTTTGCAGGTTCAAGCGCGTAAAGATCGGCTTGCCTGTGTGCGGCCCGTCAATGATAGACATTTTAAGCACAAGCATTGCGCCCGCGCCGTCCTTCGTCGGTTTCATTTCGCTTTCGCTGATAGCTACGTTGTACCAGCCTTCGGGCACGGGTTCAAAGCCGGTGTTAGGCGCGACTTGGTTTGCATCAAAGTTAAGTTGTACCATTGTGTTAGTTCCTTCGGTTAGGGTTAAGACATGCACTTAGCGATTAACGCGCCTAAGTCGCATGGTTCGAATTCGCCTAGCCGCCCCGACCTATCACGGGCCGACACGGTTAGACTATCCAACGTGCGAATTGCCCGTTGTTCACCTTGTACGCCGGGTATCTGGTACAACCCTACGCACAAAATTTCGTCGTAAAGGTGTGGCACCTTTACGTTAAGTTCTTTGCCGGGAAAGTACGGGCGCTTCTTTTGCATCCCGCCGCCTTCTTCTGACATATATTGCTTAGCGACAAGGTATACGTGCTTTTGCTGCATATAGTACATTGCGCTAATGTGTTTCATTACCGCTTCGGCCATGTCGCCGTACGCCTTCAAGCCGTGCTTGTGCTTGATTAGTGCTTGCGCTAGGTAAATTTCGGCCATTTGCGACACACTGTCTACGGCTATCGTGTCGAAGTTTGCGGCTTCGTGTGACGTGGTAGCCCATAGAAAGAATTCGTCAATTGCTTGCGGTGTGTAGGCTTCCCATACGGGGCCGTCCCAATCACGCAACGACAGTAGGCCGGGTTCGGTGGCGCATAGGACCGGACGGGGCGCGGTCTTAATCATGGGTGTTTTGCCAGACCCCGGCCCGCCGTGGGCAAGCATCTTAACACCATATTGAGCGGCACAGGCGTACGCCGGGCGTAATTGGGACATTTGCATAGTTGTTACCTTTTCCGTTTGGGTGCCTTGCCCGGCATGTATAGCCGACCAAGTGCGCAAGTGTCCGGTTCAAAGCCTAGTTCGTATTCGTCTGTGCTTACGTTCGGGGCACTTGTGCCATTTTTAGATAGGGCGATAAAGCCCGACCCGTGCGCGGCGTAGATACGGTCGTTACGTTGGTACGCTTTGACCTGCTTATATACGCCCTTGCTGCGAAGGATCACTACGGCGTCGTCAATGACGTGAAATGTGATAGCCATATTATGAACCCTTCGGCGGTACAAGCGTCAACGTAGGCGACGCAATCGAAATAGTCAACACGCCGTCGACTGTGGCCCGTTCTGCGTCGTCAAGTTTCTTGTATTCGCTTACGGACATGGTAGGCGACCACTTAACCAGACGGTCGGCTTGCCAGTCTTCTAGCTTGTCTAGCGCAGCTTCTACCTTGTCTACGTCGGTGTCCAGCTTGTACGACTGCTTAACAACAGCCTTAAGCGTCCAGCCGTTGCCTAGGTCGGTATTATGCGTACCAACCTGCGTCGGGTCGAAGCCGTGCGAATTGCTTTCGACAATGTGTTTGCGCATTTTCATTTCGCGGTCTTTGAGCGCGTCAAGTTCTTTCTTGGCCGCGTCCCATGCCAAAATCTGTTGATCCCGGCTAAGTTGTTCGAATGGTACGTTTGTCATTGGGCTAGTTCCTTCCGTTGGTTCGTTGGTTCGTCTTATCGACAAGACACAACCTACGCCAAGGGAAAAACGGTGTCAACACATATTTTATACTTGCGGGATAAAATATTTTCGTCTAGGGTCCGTCCTATTGCCCACATTACGAAGGAACCGGACGCATGGAAGAACCGAAGTTACGCGCCAAGGTGTTAGAGTTGCTAGGCAACCGACCCCGTACTATGACATATAAGGACATAGCAGACGCTACCGGCCTTCCCGAACCATGGCTTAAGACCTTTGCCGCTGGACGCATTGCCGACCCGTCGGTTAATCGTATAGAAACCCTGTACAATTATCTAACGGGGAAGCCGCTTAATGTCTAATAATTATAACAACATACCGGCGGACATGCGGGCCTACAATCAATGGATTGTATGGAAGTACGAACAACGCGTACCCGACGCAAAACCGACTAAGGTACTATACAGTGTCGCAACGGGATATAAGGCTTCCGTTACCGACCCTTCGACGTGGGCTACGTTCGAACAAGCTGTACAGTGTGCCACAGCGGTTAACACGCCGTACGCAGGTATCGGGTTTGTATTCACTAAGTCGGACCCGTACAGCGGCGTAGACTTGGACGTAGCCGAAGGGGCCGCGCCGTCTGAAATACAGCAATTCATATTCAACAAGCTAGATAGCTATGCCGAATTTTCCCCTAGTGGTCGCGGCGTGCATATCATTGTCAAGGGCACGGTGCCCCATGGCCGCAACGATCAATCGCTAGGCGTCGAAATATACGATAGCGGGCGCTACTTCACCATGACGGGCAACCGCGTCAACGATAAGGACGTACAGGACCGCGCCCCCATGCTGCTAGAACTGTGGCACGAAATAGGCGGCGTATTTGACGACAACGGCGGCGAACCGCATACAATCGTCAACCCGGCTGTAGTAACCGACGAAGTGCTTGTGCAACGTATCTGTGCTTCGGGCAAGAACAAAGCCTACTACAATTGGGTAGGTGCGTTCGATTGGTCGGAAGCCTACCGGTCGGTGCTTGGTGCCGCGTGCCTATTCAGTAGCGACGAAGAACAAATTAAACGCGTAATACTGGCAAGCCCCCTTGTCGTGAACGCACCGCCGCACGGTTCCGAAACACGGCCAAAGCG